CCGAGCAGATTCGCAGAAACCAGCAGGTTCAGGCGGACGTACTCCCCTCAGGGGATGGGGACATCTTCGGAGGTAAGACCACGTTCTCTGATGAGGTCACCTCCAATATCATCGACCTGGGAGACATAGATGACCAACCTACCTCCAATATCATCGACCTTGGAGACATCGATGCTTTGGTAGCCACCTCACCACAGAAGCCAGGGGGTGAGGCTGGAGCCAAATTGGCACAGGCTCGGATCCAAGCAAACATCAACCTCACGACTCAGAAGTACAAGAGTGGTGACATAGATACCGCTACCTATCACCAGGAACTCAGCCGACTGCAAGGTGAGTTGGCGTTGGCACTCTAATGGCCCGAAGTCCTTTCCAAGGCAATTATCGTCCTGGCGTCCGTCCAACGGTCGTGACGGCTCCCGATGCCATGGTCTACATCAACGGGGAGTCAGACCTCATTGGATGCCCTCAGTGCAACAGGAAGTTCGATCTCAACAAGTTCGTCACGAGTGTTACCGTAGACCTCAATGTAGATAGCCCTCCGGGGTCAGCGAACATCTCCCTGGCTGTCCCTCGTCACACCATAGACGACCTCTACTTCGACGGGAATCTTCTCCTCACCCCCATGATGGAGGTGGAAATCTACTGCAAGGGGTACTACCTCATTGAGGGCATCCCTCAGTATTACCCAATCTTCTGGGGGATGATCACTGACGTCAGTGACAGCTACTCCGGCGGGGAGCACACCATCGCTATCAACTGTGCCGATATTCTCAAGTGGTGGGAAATTTGCCAGATGAATGTCAACCCCGCGTTCACCCAACCCGCTGGGCAGCAGGGTCGTAACCTGTTCGGCAGTGTGTTCTCCGGTTCCAATCCCTATGACGTGATCTGGACTTTGGCACAGCAGTCCTTCGGAGACGTGGTCGTAGGCTCTGGTTCTCTGGTGAGCATGAACAAGGAGGAGGGTCAGAAGGAGACTTTCAATGCCGCCTTGTCTGACATCATGCTCTATTGGCAAAAGCGGTTTTCTCGGATCAGATCCAACCTCCTTCTATATGGGACTCAGGGCACGGCTGTTCGTGGGGACACCCTGTACGACATCTACAACTCGACGAAGCAAGAGAATGGTAAGCCATTCGCTTCTCAAGTGGTGAGGGCAGCTAATGGGGGTCAGACCGCTGGCCAGATGGCTTTCGACCCAACGGACCCTCAGGTGACCTCGATGCGAACGCAGTTCATGAACGCGGGTCAGATCAATCTCTGGCAGTCAGAATACCAGACCAAAATCGAGGCAGCCAACACGGCCAAAAACGCTATCGGATTCGAGTTCTTTATGGACGTGGATGGGTCCATCGTCTTCAAGCCCCCGTTCTACAACCTTGACGTTCTACCCAACAAGCCTGTGTCCTGGATACAGGACATCGACGTCATAGACTGGGACTTCTCCGAATCCGAAGCCGAGGTAGTGACGCAGATCACCATCCAAGGAGGGTTTGCTGGGAACGTGGACTATAGTCTAGGAGAAGACCTCACCCCCTTCACGTCTGTCACGGACTACCACCTTCTCAGGAAGTACGGGTGGAGGCAGCACCCGTTCAGCTCTGAGTTCCTGGGGGACACCCAGTTGATGTTCTACGTCGGCATGGACATGCTTGACCGCCTGAACTCCAAGAGACACAGGGGGACAGTCACGATCCCTTGCCGACCTGAGTTGAGGATGGGGTTCCCAGTGTACGTGGCGTCCAAGGACCAGATTTGGTACGTGTCAGGCATCTCCCACAACATCTCGTTTGGGGGTAGAGCCACAACGTCCCTGACCCTCACGGCCAAGAGGCAGAAGTTCATTGCCCCAAAGGGCATAGGGACTATGAGCGTCACGGGAGTAGCCAACACTCCACCCCCGGACAACCAGAGTGTGCCTGAAACCCCGCTCTCTCAAGGGGGGAAGATATCCAGCCGTGACCTCACGAACTTGGCTTCCTTCGAACTGAGAGTGGGTGAGGCTGCTCAGCTCCCACCATCGATTCCTGGACAACAGCAGGCTGCCTCTGGAGACAACCCTTACGAGCCCCTCATCCTGAGGCATCCTAAGACAGGGCGCATCGTCGGCTATCCTAACGTGGTGATGGCATATACGAGGCCATTCACTCCTACGCCAGAGGAACTGAGGGCCAATACAGGGCAAAATGCTCAAGTCACATCGCGAGTTGCTCAGGCGAAGAAGGAGTTCGAGGATGGAGCCAAGGCTCAGTTGGCAGACATCGACCAGGCCATGCATACCTACCAAGCTGCGGACAGGCTAAGGGACGAGCACCTCAACCACAGGTACTCGTATGGTATGAACTCCGCTGGCGTCTACACTTACTGCTACGATAGCTCGAAGCAGATCGAGGAGGTCATATTTCCGGACAAGGCAAAGATCACCACTATCGTCAATGATAAGACGGACCCCGCATTCTTGGGCAACGGGTCGGCAATGATCCGGCCCGTGTCGGATCAACGGGGCTTTGAGGTGATTGGGCACTTCCGGTATGGCCGAGGCATTCATCTACGGGACGGCTCTCTCGTCCTGAACGAGAACAAACCCAACAGTGCTGCCAGGATTGATGCTCAGGTAGCCCTAGCTGGGGGACTCTTCGAGACACTATCGGCACAGTCTCAGGGGATCAGTGCCGTGACAGGTGCGTTCGCCAACACAGCGGCTACTCTTTCCAGACTCCAGCCCGAGGAACTTCAGACTGCGGGTCGCAGAGTTCCTGAAACGAAGGCTCTGGAGTTCACTGAGCAGGATAAAATCCTCATTGCGGACACAGCACCCCTCGGCTCCACCGCACAGAAGGGATTGCCGTCCTCTGTTGAAGCATCTCAACTCAGTCGGGCACTGACTCTTGCCGAGATGGGAGTCAAGGACAAGTCTGTACCTGGGGATGAGTGTGCCTGTCTGCTAGGACGTACCGACCTGGCCTTCATCAACTCTGGGTACCAGCTCAAGACGTTGAAGACTTCCTCGACAGCCGGAGACGTCTCCACCCTACCTACCGAGGCGTCTGGAGCGGACAACCTGAATCGCGTTGTTGCCCCATTCCTACCGCTCACAGATAGGATTGAAACTTACCTGGTGAACCTGTACAAGGCCCTGGACACACCTCACCAACAGTTTGAGAAAACCATTCGAGGAGAGCTGCTGCCTAGAGGCCCCATGGCCAGTGACATCCGTCTGGGTCCTCCCGCTGGAGTGAACGTGAATGACCCCCTCTTACCCCCAGGGGTTGCCGAGGATGGTTCTCCCCTCCCAAGAAACCTAGGGTCCCCGACCAGAGGTGGTTTCACTCCCCCATTTGATGCCCCCAGTCGAGCTGTCGGAGGGGATCCAGAGGCTCTGGCCCTCACGGCCAGCTCCGCACTGGGGAACATCCAGAAGACATGGACTCAGTTTGGCGACAAGTTGAACGCCAATACGCAGCGAACCAAGCTGGAGTCTGAGGCTAACATCCTTCAGAAGAAGGTGGATACATTGAAAGTAGCCCAGAAGGAACTGACAGGTGTGCTCAACTCCCCGGGTTCCAAGATTATTGGGGTTGACCCACAGAAGCAGTTGGATCAGGTCAACCAGGAAATCTCTCGCCTTGAGCAAGAGGTCAGCATCAAGCGACTCCAAGCATCACAGGTGCCCACCTCCTAATGCCATTTGACAAAACCCCCAAGCGTCCGGTTGGGTATACCCCTAACAAGGACTTCGTAGAGGGAGCCAATTCCTTCTATGCGACTAAGGTAGGCATCATCATCCGCGTGGATGAGCTGAACCTGAAGGCGGACATTCAGATTCTCACAGGTGGGGGATACCGTTTCGAGGTGGACCTGACGCAGGGTATGGCTGGACCCCGAAGCTTCTGGGGAGGCGTGCCTGAGGTGAACTCGATGGTCATCATCGGGTACCGACGAGTTCACAAGCAGCTATGGGATGCTGTGATACTAGGGTACATCCCCACTGGCAATCGAAGCGGTCTCAGATTTGACCCCACCTCGTCCCACGACCCATCCACAATTTCCCCACAAGACAAGGCCCTGGCTGACCAGGTGCTTGGTACGACCACTCGATACAAGCGGCTTGTGATGAAGCAGGGGGACGTGGGAGGGATGTCCTCCAGCGGTGCCGAGTTCGTCCTGTCCAAGGATGTTCGGATGACCAATCGAGCGGGGGACTTCCTGGAGCTGAGGGACGCAGAACGGAGCTGGGTAGCCTCGGCTGTTCACCGTGTGGAGGCGGAGTCCGGTGTGCGACGTATCTCAGGCCCAATCCGCCGGAGCAAGTTCTTTCTCCCTGAGGATATCCTCCAGACTGGAACCCGGACGCTCAGGGACACAGACACGAGCTACTACGGTAGGGACGAACTTCAGGAAGCTGGACCAGGAATCAACCCCGGTGTGGCCCCCAAGTATGCTCTGACGAACGGCAATGTCCTCGACCTGTTCAACGACTTCAACGCATTCCCCGCTGTCACCTACAGTAATGGACGTAGGGTTCACTACCCGCCTACTTCTCCTGCTGTCAGTGTTGAAGACGTGGAATCCGCTGCGGATGCTTTCGTTGAGCACCGGATGGAACTCTCACATTCGTCTGATCTCAACATGGAGGTCATGGAGGAAATCGACGGATTCGAGATGGATCGCCGGATACCCTATATCGAGCAGGTCTACGGTACCGTGGTGGGTAACGACTTCAACACGGTGCGGGGCGAGAGACAGTATGCTCAGGTGCTCAAGCCTAGGATCTTTTCCGATTTTCAAACCACGTCACCAGGGAAGTTCGTGTTGGAGACAGCCGTTCGTCTCCCTACGAAGGACCTCGAAGCCGTCACGAGTGCCGCAGCCTACTTGTTTCGGATCCGCCCGCCCAGGAGCACCGGGGATAACGACTACGCCCATGCCATCACCAAGGAGGGGAAGATCCTCCTTAACGTCCCTGGATCCAAGGTGGAGGATTACGCAGCCAAGAATGTCTCGGCCGAGATCAACATGCAAGGAGCAATCAAGGCGTACATTGGTGCGTCTTCTCCAGACAGGAACTCGATCAACGCTGTCCTGGCTGGAGGCATCAAGGCCATCATAGGGCACAATTCGGATGGCAACGCTCTTGACATCACCTATCGGTCCAGCGTCAAAGTCCAGTATGGGACCACGACGCCGAACGACAATGACATGGCTTACGAGTCTGTCATCAAGGGTAAGACCCGTAAGATCGTCACGGGGGTCGATCAAGAGCAAGCGGCCTCTAAGGAGATGCTCATCGATGGGGGTTTCCAGATCCACGCTGACCGCCTCAACATCAACTCCTTCCAAGGGTTCGGCGGCAACTTCGGGGAGATTGCCTGGATGGTGTCTGGCAAGAGCCAGTACAACTATGCCCTCACGGTACTGGAGACGATCTTCGTAGGTGGTAAGATTTCGACCATCCTTGCGGGTGGGCTGATTCAAAACATCCTGTCGGGTGGGGAGGTCCACAACATCACGGCTGGGGGGATAGCCAACAACATCGCTGCGGGGGGTTTCACCACCACGGTGGGTACCGGGGTCATCTCCATGACCACTGGAGCGGGAGCGGTCACGTTGTCCACGGCTGCGGGGGCACTCTCCCTAGGGGCT